ATTTTATATATTATAAAATGGAACTATATGGGGGCACTGCATCAATATCACAAGCGAATGCTTTAACTCAACAAGCACAACAAATTAATCAAGCAAATATAGATTTTAATAATACATTAGCAGAACAATTAGATGACGCAAATAGAGAACAAGACCAAGATAGAACTTCTAAATTACAAAAAAATTTATTAAGTGGTGGTACAAGTGGTGGTAAATTAGCAGTAATTGGTAAAAAGGGTGGAATAATTAGACCAACTGGTTTAGGTGGTTTTAAAGATTTGCCTTTATCAAGAGAAGAAGTATTAGCAAAAGAAGTGGGGGCTGAAAGAGCGCCGTTAACTAATCCACCACAAGCTGGTGAAGCAGTAGCACAAAGACCAGTTGGTACAACTGAAACATATACGGGAGAAGGTAAATTAGCAGAAGAAGAGGCAGCAAGAGCTGGTGATGTGGCTGGTAGTGCTGGAGTAAGAACAACTGCTGAAATAGCGAGTGAAGTTGCAGGTAAAGCAGCGACGGTGGGTAAAATTGGTGTTGCTGGTTTAGGTGGTGGTATTGATGCTTTACAAGATATTGGTAGATTCATGCAAGGTCAAACTGGTTTAGATGCTTTTGGATCAAATAGTTTGTCTCGAACTGGTAATATTGCAAATATTATTGGTAGTGGTTTAGAAGTAGCTGGAGTTGCTACTGGTGGTGTAACACCATTATCATTATTATTAGAAGGGACTGGTGCTTTAATTGGTTTAGGTGGTAGTATTGTTGAAGGTGTTGGTGAAGAAAAAGCGGGGGATGTAAGTAAAGAACAAGAACAAAAAGATATATCAAGTCAAGTCAGAGGACAAGTTACAACCGAGCAATTAACACAAGCAGTTTCAAGAACTCAATAAACCGAAGGTAATCTTTGATAAACCAAAGGTATGCTTCGCTAAATTTTTTATTTTTTTTTAAATTATTTTTTAATAATTATTTTATATATTATATTATAAAATGAGTTCTTATTGGAGAAATGATGACAAAATCAAAGTTTCGCAAACGCAAGTTTCAGTCCCTTCGACTAATGGGCAGTCCTACACTGGAACTGCAGGACAGAATGGTCGTAGAGTAGATTTTGAAATTCCACCTACTGTTAAATTTCTTGATGGTAAAAATAGTTATTTACAGTTTGATATTAAACTTGCTGTCCCATCGGGTGATACACCAACTCGCCTTCAACTTGACCCTTTTATTGGCGGTCAATCAGTAATTAAAAATATTCGTATTTATTCTGGCAATCGTGCTGTATTACTTGAAGAGATTACTGAATACAATTCTAAAGTCCAAATCCAGTATTCTTATGATGCTGATGACAGTTTAAGAAAGATGAGAGCATTAAAAGAAGGTTGTTTAATCAATAATGTTGAAAATCGTGGAACTCTTGGAACTTCTATATCTAACAATATTGATACACACACTAATCCTTATTACAAACCAGTTGGGGTTGTTCCAGCTGCTCGTGATTGGGGAACTGCTGAAGATTTCTTAACTGCTAAACTATCTCTTCCAATCCATTGTGGATTATTCGCAGATGGCGGTGATAAAATATTCCCTGTCCTTATGACTAATGGTTTATTTATTGAAGTAGATTTAGAAGACCCAGCAAGATTTATTAAACAGTTAGATAGTGTAAATCGTAATCGCAGAGTTAAACAGAACCCAGTATTTCATGGTATTGATGCTGCTGGAACTGCTCTTAATATCAGCAACGCTACAGATAGAACTGAAATCTTTTTAGGTAAACAGAATAATATGATTAGTGTTGAAAATTGTCCTTTTGTTAAAGGTGAGCGTATTGGTATATGTGAAATTGATAATCCCCATACAGTAGAATGTAATTTATTTACTACTGATGCTGGTGCCGCAGCATATCCTAAAATTACTGATATATCCCTTGATGGTGGATATGTAAAACTAACTCTTGAAGAGTTCCAAAATAATAATGGTGGAACTGGAACTGCTGCTACATCTAACAACTATATTGTTTTTTCTGCTGCTTGTGATACTCACAGAGTTCAAGTTGCTGATGGTACTACACAGATTTTAGCAAAGAAAACTTCATACCCAGCTACATGTGAGGTTTCAAATGTTGAGATTGTTTGTCAGCAAGTAGGTGTTGATCCTCGTTATGAATCTGGAATGATGCAGAAAATGAGAGATGGTGGAAGTATTGAAATTGATATTCCAAGTGTTACTAATTACAAACATTCACTAGTATCAAGCAATCGTAATGCAACTGTTAATCTTGCTGTATCTAATACAAGAGTTAAATCGTGTATTATTATGCCCAGTGATGCTAAAGTATTAGACAGTGCCGATTTAATTGGTGGTCTAAACACTACTTACAGTGAAGAAGAGACTACTGATATGGATATAGCACTTCATTCAATTCGCTCAGGTCAAGTAGGTATTATAGATCGCCTTACATCGTATCAGTTTCAGATAGATGATAAACTTGTACCAAGTCGTCCAATAGTAGTTTCTAAAATTAATAAAGGTAAATCTATAGCCGCACAGCCTCTTATTGAACTTGAAAAAGCACTTAATCAAGCAGGTATTGTTCCAAGGTCTTTTGTAGATTACAATAGAAATTTCTTAATTGGTCGTGCCTATGCTCTTAATGATGGTGTAGCAAATCTTAACAATAAGACTAATCAGTTACAACTCTTATACAATGAAAGAACTGCTGGAGGTGTAGACCTACCACCTGCACACAACAAACTCCTCTATTCATTTATGTTTCATTTAAGACGTATTAGCATTAAAGGTGATAGTGTTGTTGTTACTCTCTAAGTAATCTAAATATTTTCTATGTATTTTTTTTAATTTTTTATTTTAAATTTATTTTATATTATATTATATAAAATGAGTGTTGCTAAAAAGTATCTTTCCATTCAACCGAATAATGTCCCTGCCTCTGGTAAAGTTTCTCATGCTCGTGGTAATCCAGTATTAACTGTTACTCTTGGTCGTCAAGATGCTATGTTAGATTTATCTACTATTCGTCTAGCTGGTAAATTAAACATATGGAGAGACGCTGCTGGAACTTTACCACCTACAGCTGCTGCTGCTGTTGAACTTATGGCTTCTCATAAACTTGGTGTTTATGGATGTATAGATCAACTTGTCTTTAGACACGCAGAAACAAAACAAGTAATAGAACACATAAGGCACTATGGTCGTTTTATGTCTTCATATCTTCCAGTTATGGCTGGTATGCAAGATGTCGCTGGTCATTTAACTGAAACTGCTTTAATATACCCTAACTACAATGCTTTTAGAGATAGTGTTGTTCGTGGTTCGGGTGATGGTGATGTTGCTGGAAAAGATTTTTGTATTCCTCTTCCAAGTGGTTTAACTCTTGGTGCTTCTATGCTTCCATTATCAAAAGTCCCTCTTGAAGTTGAAATTCACCTTGCACCCGATAGTCAGTTTTTTTATTCAAGTGATGGTAGCACTACTAATATTGCTAATTGCTTCTATGAATTAAGTGGTCTTGAAGTTGCTTGTGAAGTCAGTTATGGTGAATCTGCACCAGATAGTGGTATATTAGCATTTAATAGTATTACTTCTTACTTTTCCACCCTTGAATCTACTAATAGTATTATAAACTTTAATCTTGGATTATCAAAAGTATTGGGATGTTTTGTAAATTTTGTTCCATCTAATTTTGTGAATAATTTAGGACAAGATGGCTTTTTGACGTATATGCCCTCTAAATCTGCTACTACTGGTGGTGGAGCCTTAGCTAACATTGATACTATATCATTCCTTCGCAATGGTGAACGCTTTCCAAGTGCTTTTGAAGTTGATAGTGTTAGAAGCTCAACAAATTTAACATCTGTTGTAGATTCACAGATAATTAAAGGCTTTTTATCCTCTATTATTCCAGAAAAACACCACACAAGAACAACTGCATCTCCCCTTACCGCTAATCGCAACTTTACTGTTCGTGAGAATGGTACTAATGGTTATAGATATATGCCTGATACAGGAGCAGTATATGGAGTTGGTGTATTATATGATATGTTAGATAGTGAAGGTGTTGATTTCAGTAATTCGCAGTTTTCTATTCAAATGACGAGCGAGTTAGATGATGGGAACGCAGTATCTGCTTATTTATTCATAAAATCTAAAGTCGTGGTTGCATGGAGTTCTACCCAAGGAGTTCAAGTTATATCGTAGATTAAATAAATTATTTTCTATATATTTTATTTTTTTAAATTTTATTTTTTAATATTTTATATATTTATAATATAAAATGAGTGATAATCAAATGGATGATAATGTTTCCTCTGACCGTATACCATCGTTAATAAAAATTGGTGCAATTCCAAGTTCTTATGGCCAGACCCTCCATACGGATGTCGTCGATCCAATTACCTTTTCGCAGAATAAAGTTAGATTTACTTTACAAAGAGTTGCTGGATTTTTACATTCCAACTCAAAAATTACACTTGCTGTAACTCCCCTTACAACTTCCACGGCTTTTTACCCTCTAAATATTGGCATAGCTAATTTAGTTCAATCTGCACAGCTCTTAATTGGTAATAAAATGGTTTGTGCTGTTGATGACTATTGGGCGTTTAGCCAGTATAATTCTCTTTTTTCTTCGAATGAAGACAACAAAGAAAGAGAACAGTATTTATCACAGAGATGTATAGCTCATCAGCCCATTTATGATGATAGAACTGCTAATACAACTGATAAAACACCCAATTCTGCTAAAAAAGTTGGCTTAGATGTAGGTCGTAATCCTGTAGTAGGTGCTGGCGGTGGTGCTGGTGCTTTTGAACTATTACCATGGATGCATAATGATGGGTCTTCTGCACAAACTATTGCTGATGCCCCAGTATATTCGGTATATTTAAGCGACCTTTTCCCCTTCCTTAAAACCAATCAACTCCCTATGTTTATGTTAAATGAAGAAGTTCATATAGATATTACATTTACTCCCACAACTGACAGTGCTACTGGTGCTGCTTTATCTCGACGTTTATGTGTTGCTAATAGCGATGCTGCTAATAATGATGTTGAGTATTTAGTAAATAAAGATGAAGTAAAACTTATTTATGATAGTATAAGTTATGATGGTGAAATTATGCAAAAATATGCTGAACAGAATCCAAAATTAACATTCCAGTATTTTGATTATCGTCTTGCTAAAAGAACTGGAAATCAAGCAGCATTTACCAACCTTACATTCCCTCTAGGTGGTAATGGTCGCCTTGTATCTAAAGTATTCTTTGGATTACAGAAAAATGAAAATTTCACACCAGTATCTTTATTAAATGGCGTTGTTGCTAAAGACGTTCCAGCAGGACAATCTTTATCTGTCAATCTATTATATAATGATTTATATGAGTTTAATGTTGATAGGTCTAATACGTCTTTATTATTCCATACAACGCAACACGCAGAGAGCAAAGTTCCTATGGTTGTTAAGGATGAATACCAATCTTCATCAGTATCTGTATTAACTACTGAAACCTTTGAAGGTCATGCACAGAATAGCGGAACTGCTGGTCTTGGGGGTGTTATGAGATGGACTGCAATTAAACCGAATAAGGGACAGCGTGTAAATAATAAGGGTATGGATCTTGTATATAAGGCATCTGGTCTTCCTGCAGAAACTTATACTCTTCGTGTATATTTAGAACTTGTCAAGGTTGCTACAATTGAAGGGGGGCAGTTCCAGTGCTATTTCGCCTAATAATATTTTTTAAATATATAAATAATAATTTTCTAATATAATATAAATATGTTATATTATATGGCTATTGTAAAAGATTATTTTGAATGTAGTAAATATAAAAAATTATATGAAAAAGAGAAAGATAAGTATGAAGATTTAAAAAATTTTACAGAGCAGTTAGTTGTTAGTAATATACAATTAATGGCTAAACTCAATATAAGTAAATAAATAATAAATAAAATATTATATATTATAAATGATGGTAGATAAATCACATTCAAAAAAAGATATCGTTAATTTATTTAAAAAACATTCAGTTATTATAGATATTAATTTAACAAAAAGTAATATATTACATAATATAGATTTTTATATTAAAGATTTTAAATATGATAAAATAATAAAGAATCCGACAGAATTAAAAGAATACTTAAAGAATGTATCACCCAAACAGCGACCGACCACGGTTTTAAAAAATGATATAATGTTTAAGAGCAAGAAACTGATTAAATGGGCTAAAAATGATTATATATTAGATGGAGCAACATATATGGATTATGACGAACCATATAATGATGTACTATTTATATGTAATTGGGGTGATATATCGAGTGTAAGGCGTGCTTGCAGATTTTATAATATGAGTCCGTGTCCAAGAAATCATGTTAACCCAATTATAACAAAAGACGTGGAATTAGAAATGAATAATAATAAGATACTGAAGCATCAGTATATTTACTCATTAAAAATAAAAAAAGCAGAAGAAGGGAAGCCATTTAAAATATTTTTTGATTAATTCTGCACATATTAAAGATATCTTTTAAAAAAATATATTATATATATATAATGACAATAGATTATAAATATATAACAATAAGCATGATAGTGTTTGAATACACTTGTTACAAATTAGGCCAGTTATGGGAGCAATATAATTAATTATTTTTTAAATTTTATTTTATAAAGATATCTTCGATATAATAAATTTTAAAAAATTTAATTACGTAGAAAATATTATATCAACGCCAATATAATTTCTATTTAATAATTTACATCTATCGCCTACATAATTATTATGACACGTCATATCTAAAATTGTATCATTTTCATTTGAATATGTTTTAATAAAATAATCTATTTGATCATCACATCTTGTTATACCTGTATTATCTTTTCTTACTTTCCAATTTTTATATAATGTGGGATATTTTCCTGTATGTCCTTCATTATCAGAAGTATAAGATTTTTCAATATTATTTCTTCTGCCATAATGCTGCTGCTTATCTTTTTGTTTATTATATCTTTTTTTATAGAATGTATCTCCTTCCATTTGTGGATTATAAGTGCCTCTATTTTTATAATAAATATTTATTTCTTCCATACATCTTAAAGGCTGATATTTTGCTTGAAAAAATCCAGTAGAATTATTTTTATGCCAACAATAATGATATTTTGGTTTTTCATATTTATATAATTCATATGTAAATGGTAATGCTGAATATAAACAGATAATACCATTTGGTTTTAAAACACGCCACATTTCTTGGAATAAATCTTCCCAATTTAATTTACCCTCATATAATGCTTCAGTGGTATTAAATGGGGGATCAGTATAAATAAAATCAATACTATTATCATCTAATGTTTTTATAACATCATGTATATCTCCTTTAATATATTTTACTATACTCATATATATATACATATATTATTTTTTAAATTTTATTTTATAAAGATATCTTCAATATAATAATGATGATATAATTACAAAAAATGTTATAAATTATTCATAATGAATAACATAAAAAAAATATAAAGTCCCACGCGTGGGAAAATGACTACGTTTTAAAACGTTGTTATATTTATGATTATCAGAGACTTTTATAAAATAGTGCTATTCATAATGAATAATATATTCATAATGAATAACATAAAGATATCTTCAATTAGTAATATTTACTAATATATATTTATTTGCAATATATATTCTGCAATGGCGTCATTGTATTTATTAAAAAACCTATATTCTTCTTGATATTCTTTTATTTTTTGTTTATTATTTTGATGATAATGTTTAAAATAGTCTTTTCTTTTATTATTTTGATGATATTGTTTAAAATAGTCTTTTCTTTTTTCTTTAATTTTTTCTTTATTATTTTGACGATATTGTTTTTCAT